TTGATTTAAGTGGTCTTGGATTTCAAATATCAAATGAAGATGAATTTGAAAGTGATTTTAATCAAGTTCATAGTCGTCAAAATCCCTATAAAGTATATACATCTAAAGAAAATTTAAAATCAAAAAATTTTGAAGTAATAAAAAATTATCCAATTAAGTTCAAAGATATAGGTGGATATAAAAATATTAAAGAAGAATTAAATCAGTGTGTTGATATTTTGAGTAATTTTCAAAAATATATTCAATTTAATGTTCGTATTCCAAAGGGATTAGTTTTTGAAGGACCACCTGGAAATGGAAAAACTCTTTTAGCAAAAGGTTTAGCTGGTGAAGCTAATTGCAGTTTTATATCTGTTTCCGGAGCCGAATTTCAGGAAAAATATGTAGGTGTCGGATCTTCTAAAATGAAAGAATTATTTGAACTTGCTAAAAAGAATATTCCATGCATTATATTTATAGATGAAATTGATGCGGTTGGTAGAAAGAGATCGAGTGATGGTGAAAGTTCTTCAAACGAAAGAGATAATACGTTGAATGCATTACTCATTGAATTAGATGGTTTTAAAAATAATACCGGAATATTTGTGGTTGGAGCAACTAATCGTATAGACTTATTGGACCCTGCTCTAATGCGTCCGGGAAGAATTGATAAAAAAATTTACATTGGATTACCAGATAATGAAACTAGAAAAGCAATTATAAACATTCATATAAAAGGAAAACCACATGATGAAAGTATTAAAATTGATGAATTGGTTGATATCACGGATGGTTTATCTGGATCTCAGATTGAAAATTTATTAAATGAAGCAATGTTGAATGCTTTAAGATTGAACAGATTTGTCTTTACCTACAATGATTTGGATTTAGTACTAAATAAAATGTTGGCAGGTTGGCAACCAAATGATCATAAATTTACAAGTAATATTATTGATCATATTGCAATTCATGAAATGGGTCATGCTATTGTTGGGCTTTTTTCAAAGCACCATTCCAAGCTATCCAAAGTAATTATTAACTTATCTTCTCCAAAAAGTCCAGGGTATACAGTATTTGAAAATGTAGGTACACCAATTTATATACGTGAAGCTTTATTTGAACATTTAATGATTTTACTATCAGGTAGAATAGCAGAAGAAGCATTTTATGATATTTCTGTTACAACCGGTGCATTAAATGATTTTGAAGAGGCATTAAAATTGGCAGAAAAAATGGTGATTTATTATGGAATGGGACAAAATATTATTTATCCGAAAACAAGTGAGAAATACAAGGAAATAATTGATACAGACGTTGTAAATTTAATAAATGATGCATACAGTTGTGCAAAAATAATTGTGCAAAATTGTAAAATGGTTATTTATGAGACATCTGAAATTTTGAAAAAGGAAAAGTTATTGAAAGCTGAAACTATAATAGATATTATTGATACAAAATATCCGGATCTATGGAACTTGAAGATATAATTTATTATTTGATTTTTTTTATATATAAAATACATTTTTCAATTCGTTTTATTTTTTCAAGCAATGAGCATGTAGAAAATTCAATTTCTTCATCTGTAATACAATTATATTTAATTTGTAAATCTTGTATATTTTTCTCCATTTTTTGTAATAGTTGATTAGAAAAGGTTTCTGTAAATTTTATTTTAGGTATCTGTTTAAGTTCTTCTAGGTCACCGTCACAAATATTTTCCAAGTTCATATATATATATTTTAAAATAAAATTGATTTATTTCTTTAGTATTCTAATAAAATAAAAATATTTAAAAATGAATTATAGTACTGAACACAAATTAGATTGTATATTAGATTGGTCTAAATCAAATAACAAGTTTAATTCTGATACTTTTATAGGAATTAAAGAAAATTACTATAATTATGGAAGTTTTACTGTTAATCAGGAGATTGCTATTGAAAATGTATTTTATAGATGGAAAATAGATGAATGGTGTATAAAAAATAGAAAAATAGTTTCTGATAACTCTACATTTAAAAACAATAATAAAAAAAATTATAAATCAAATAATCATGATTATAGTCCTGGATGTGACTGTTGGAGATGTTGTACTGGGGAACAATTGGGAGAATGTTATGGTTTTAGTGATTAAAAAAATAACAAAAATATAAAAATATAAAAATATAAAAATTTTTTTTATATTTTTTTTCAAAACATTTAAATATCTAAACTAATGGTATTTTTATTGCTTGTACGTCTTTTGCTTTTTTTTGGAACATTCCCTTCTCCTTGAAGATCCTTTAAATCACTAATACTGATAGTACTATTATCGTTAGCATTTTGTTCTTTAATATTAATAGTTTTTGTTTTTAATCCAGATAATAGATCGGTAATATCAGATGGACCTTTCATATCTGGTCTTCTGAAAGATTTTTCTTGTTCCGATGATGATTTCTCTCTAAAGTTAATTCCATCGTCTACATAAACAGCTGAGCTTTTTCCCGCATTAAAATCACTTCGATTACTAGTATTTAAGTCAGATCTCGTTCCATAATTGACATTAACAGATCGACTTTGTGTGTTCATAGCAGGAGGGGGTCCACGACTACTTTGTTCAGGGTTCATGATACCACTCATAAATCCTCCAAATCCAGGATTGTTTTGTCCTAGCGAATTTACTGCTGCATTTTGAAATTGTCTCATTAAATCAGGATTTTGTCTTAGAATGTCATCCATACCAGGCATTGCTGACTTGAACATAGTATTGGTCATATGAACCATCATGGCACTTCCTCCAAGCTGAAATAATAATTTTAGTTCAGGAGCCATGGAAGCTTTAGATTTATATTTATCATGTAATTCGGAAAATATTTCATCATAATCACTTATATTTTCATTGATTTGTTCTCCCCATCCATCTAATTTAATATCAAATGGATCAAAACGGTTATTTAAAAATTCAATACCATTTATAATTGCCATCATCATATTTCCTTGAAATTTTACTGAATTTTGTTTTGATTTTTCCTCCATAATAGTTTCATATTCTCCTTGCATTTCAGCCAAGTTAGATTCCATGGTATATTTTTTAGATAACTCTACTCCTTTTTTTTCTAAAGCTTCTAATTTTCTTAAATACTTGAATTTCTCTCTTAATAATTCTTCTTTACTCATTTGAGGTTGTGAAGAAACAGGATTTTTATCTGGATTTACTGGAATATTATTGAATTTACCAAAACCATCCCAAGTTTTTTTTTCATCTTCAGTTTCAGCTGTAAATTGTGCAATATTTGGTTTATCATTAAATCGGACAAAATGTTTATCTTCATTTTCACCATTATTTTGTTCACTTGTATTGAATAAATCGGATTTATTAGTATAACTAGTATTAATATTCATATCAGATAAATTATTCAATTCATTTTCTAAATTATTCAAATCTTCAATATCGATATCACTTGAAAGTTTCGATCCCTCTTTTACCCTATCATTCATTAATAACTCAATTCCTCCACCAAAATTAGTGGATCTTAATGCTGAAGAAGAATGATTGTTGATTTCATCATTAAAATCTAAATTGGAAAGTTCAATTATGTCTGACATTATTATTCATTAAGTAGAACATTTAATTTTAAGTAATACGAATTAAAATATATATATTTTTTAATATTTTATTTGCTGAATATAAAAATGGATCATCCTAATAAACAATGTATTCGAATTGAAACACATATATTTAATAAATCAATGTTTGAAACAAGTATTGATGCAACTTATATAATGCATTTAGAGGATAATGGAAGAATAAATTCTATAAATGAACAACTACAAGAGTTTCAACCATCCAACTATATTCACATTGTTTTCAATAAAGGTTATACTAAATGCAAAAAAAGTCTATACTTACAGGAACCTGCATATGATTTAGTAGATACACTTGTATTTATTTTCCAAGATGCTAAAAAGAAAGGTTATGAAAATATTTTAGTATTAGAAGATGATTTTATTTTTTCAGAAGAAATTAAAAAATCTAATCATTTAAACAATATAAATTTATTTTTAAGAGAGAAAAAAAATGAAAATATGATGTATAGTTTAGGATGTCTCTCATGGCTACAACTACCATATAATATTCACACAAACATAAATTTATTAAGTACAGGAACACATTCTGTTATTTATACCAATACTTGTAGAAATCATTTTTTAAATCAAAATATGAATAAAATTAGCGACTTGGACATTTTTCAAAATTTTCATTTAAATACAAGAAGATATGTTTATCATCTTCCTTTATGTTATCAATTATTTCCACCTACTGAAAATTCTAATAAATGGCCATCTTTTTTTGGTTTTAATCCAATTAAAATTTACATTAAATATAGCGAATTAGACATTAAACCAGAGAATGGATTTTCAAATACTTATATTTTTGCGAAAATACTAGGCTATTTGTTGTTATGTTTTATTATTTACATTATAATAATTAGTTGTATCATTTTTTACAGATATATAAAAAAAAATAATTTCTACAAGTTTACAAGAAAAAAATAAAATAAGAAAAAATAA